GCCGGCTCCGCCTCCACCACCGCAAGCATAATTTACTGTGCTATTTCCACCGCCAGCACCGCCACCCGCCACAACCATGTAATTAAAAATTGTTTGTGGTTGAGATAATGATCCAGCAATGACATTACCAATCATCAGGCAACTGCTCCTACTACTGTCCAGGCGTTTGCAGCAGTTTTAATAGCAACGGCACTTTTATACTGTGCAACAGTTGGAGCTGTTGAAGTGGCCCCTGCACTTGTTACAGTTGTCGTTCCTGCTGTTACTGCGTTAATTGTTAAATTTCCTGCTCCGGTGTTGAGAAAAGTAATTGCTGTGCCCGTTGGAAAATTATAAGTTGCATCAGTAGGAATAGATACTGTTTTAGTTCCTGCGTTAGAAGTGATGACAAGAACCTGATATTGATCCGTAGAAGTTAATGTATATGTTGTTCCGGTTTGAGAATTAAGAGTATATGTGACTAAGCCATTGAACATGGCGGCAGTCATCACATCGCCGGTGGAAGCAGGAAAGCCAGATGCCATTAGTTATCTCCTTGTAGGTTAATATGATAGAACATTAGTGCCCAAAATGCCGTAACCATAAGTGTTGCCAATAATAAATCCGTCAATGATGGGTTCGAGTGTTGTAAATGTCGTTTTCCATTGACCAGGTCGAATGTCATGCGCAACGCCAAATATCTGGAAAGTCTTTTGTAGGGTCGTGCCGTTTGGTTGGGCTTGCTTGATGGTCACTGGATCAAAGTAATCAAGTGTTAAAGCTGCTGTGACTCCGGCAGCATAATTTGAGCTAGTCAAATCCAAGGTGATGGCATCTACTCGAATGCTGGTGTCTTTTCGGCTGGCCACATAAGCCTTGGCATAATTCATTGCCTCATCAGTAGTTTGCATCAGTAAGTCAGTGACGTTATAGGAGTGCTTGAAATAGGTGCTAATGCTGGTGGCATCGCTGGCAGTTTGTTTGGCCAATCCTGTTGCCGTTACATTCGCCTCATTGAAGATTTGGGCATCATTGAGAACCCACTGAAGGTTGGAATAGGCAATACCCGTCCCATCATCCGCAAAAGCGGTAGGTGTTCCACCAATGGATTTGGTTGTAAGGTTTCTATCCTGAAAAACTACCTGACCTGCCGCATCCATATACAACGCGCCATATTCAGTCGTAGCAGTTGTTTGGAGAGCATTGAGAGCCGTTCTGGTAGTTCCTGGGTCTGCTTGACAAGTGGTTAGCCCTGTGTCAATGTCGCGCATGCCAGAAGGCCATGCAACGGCATCCAGAATGCGGCCTACGCGTGTGCCAGTAGTTTCCCCTGCCACTGCTCCGGTGACAGTGCTAAGGGTGCTCAGGTTAAGCAATTGGAAACCATCAACAGCAGTTATTGTGGTATAGGAAACTGTGCCAGTGTCTCGGCTTTGCGTGTAGTTGTAGCCAGTGATGTATCCGCTGAACATGTTGTATTCCAGATTGGTCGCTGGATCAACAGCTGACAATTGAATTTTGCGTAATGGCTGTAATAACGTGTAATACGGGCTGGCTGTGTTCTGAGGGTTAAAATTGCCGTTTTGATCAGCTATTTGAATGCTGGCAGTTCCCGTTTGAAATACATCGGTAAGTGGATTGCGGCCACGTTTGACGGATGCTGCCATGACCAAATTAGAAACATTGACAATAATTGCGGCAGAATCTGCTAAAACATTTGTTCCAAAAATGCCGGTTCCAATAATAAAAGCCTGGCCAAATGAAGCTCCAGTGCTGAAATTGATGGAACATTTAAGCGTAGGAACGGCCATTACGTTGTATATCCTGCTGGGAATTGACTGTATCCATTTCTTGCATTTTGAAGAATCGCATCATTAATTACTTGTGCCAGATATTCTTCAGAACCTATTGCACCAGCATTTACTGTGATATTCACACTGGAACCACCAAAACTGGGTGGACGATAAGAACTTCCCTGGAAGTTTTCAGATATTGGCATGTAAGCATCAATGGCGCTGGTTGGTTGATAAACCCCACCACCTGCCTGTGGAGTCATGGCGGTAGTCGTACCAGCCACTTGCATGGCTACTGGAATTTTGATTCCCGCCTGCATGAGTGCTTTGAGAACGTTAAAAGCAGCTATTTGAGTTTCCCAAACGGCCGTCATTTGATCGCTAGCTGATTTTGCTGTTTCAATCGCCAACATGCCATTTTCAATCAAAGAATACTTATACTGGCGAGATTCTTCTAAGCGCTTAGCTGCTGCAATGGTTTGCAGTGAATCTAAATCCTCAGTCACCTTGAAACCCGCTTCACGCGCCATCTTTTCTGCTATTAATTGCAAAACAGTTTTGTCGCTTGGATTTTCTAATTTGGCTTTTTCCTTTAATGCCGTTACTTCAGCGTTTCTAGCCGATATAACTTGTTGAGTTTGTGATTTAACCAAAGCAAGATTGATTCGGCGTTGTTTACCTTCCGCTGTTACCCAATTAGCGATATTCCCGGCCTCTTTTGCAATACGTTGAAAGAATCTGAACGTCGGGCCAAGAATAGGGTCTGCCTCTAACTTTTCAAATGCAATTGTTATGCTTGTGACAAAATCAGATGCCCAATAAGCAATTTTTTCCATTTTGTCAGCAATTGAATTCACGCCACCCGCTTGGGAAAAAAGTTTGCCCAAAGCATCAATAATAGAACCGCCAATAATCTCGGCAGCTTCACCAGCAGCAACTTTGAGTTTATTGAATTGATTGGTGGTTGTATTCAATTCGTTCTTGGCAAAATCGCCGTAAGTTTTGCGTAAATCTCTAATAATGCCGATTGTGTCTTTGTTTTTGATTTTTGCAGCATCAATAGTTGGGACTAATTTCTTTAATGAAGTGTAAGTTCCGTTGTATGCTCGGTTGAGAGCGGTGGTAACTGTTTGTAAGTTTGCACCAGTAGCAGTGCTAAGGGCAAGCGCTAATTCTAATCCATTAAAAGCAATACTGGCTGAACCTGTTGCCCTGACAAGAGAAGCCAGAGCTGGCCTTAATTGATCATCTGCGATGCCGTACATTCGCGACATGGCCTCTATATTGGCTTCAGCGGCAATTACTGAAACATTATTTGCACCGGCAACTTGGGTAAGAGTAAAGGCTAATTGACGCTGGCTTTTTTCATCTGCCAATGCCGCTTGAACCGATTTAGTTGCTAATACTTTTGAATAATATAAAGCAGCAGCGGTGGCGGCTCCCCAAGCGCTCTTGGCTGCCAGACTCCAACCTTTAGTGTCTTTTTCTAATGACTTGAGCGCTTTGGAAGCAGCTTTTACAGCTTTGTTATTCCATAAACCAGAGATGACAAATCTAGCCATTCTTCACCGCTTCCACATTGAACATTTGTTGAAGTCGTTGTTCGGCTTCATAACGTGCCCTAGCTATTTTTGTCCGGGTAATACCAGCATCCTCTCTACCAGCTCTGATGAGTGCCCGACCAGTTCCCTTACGTACAAAATAAAAAGATTGCATTTTGTTCTTAAATTCAATGCTTGCATTTGGATTAAGACTTCTATTTGGTCTGGTGGAACCCCCTGCGACTACTCCGGCTTTTTCATAAATATTACCGGCAGGACTTTTTTGCTCAATAGCGACAGTGGTAGTCCATCCAACAGGATCGGGTTTATTTTTTTGTTTAACTATCCTTAGCCCTCGCCGCATCAAAAAGGTTTCAAATCTTGGAAAACTTCTCACACCCGCTTCGGATTGAATCCTGGGGCCAAATTTAACTGGGTCAGCCCATTTGCTTAAACCTGTCGGTGGTTCTTCAATAATGTATCCAGCAGCATCAACTTTAATTTCTCTAGCGGCGGCATTGATTTGGCGATTTAATAATTTTCTACCAGCCTCATCAAACTTTTTCAGCGCGGCTTCAAGGTCTTTAACGCCTTCTAACCTTATTGCCTCGCTCACTGTTCTTATGCCTTTCCTCTAGCGCTCCTTTGAGAGCCTTATACATCCAGTAATCCATTTCCAACAACTCATTTGGGCTGATGCCTGTGGCTAGCGCGATCACTGCTACTTCATAAGTTCTAGTGTCGCGCGTTAGCCATTTGGGTCATCTAAGTCCAACTCCACCAGTTCAATGGTGTCCAGGAATCCATCCTCAAATGGTTTCACTGTTTGAGTTTTCTTCAGGCAGAGCCACGCTAAATAATAAATATGCTCTTGCTTCTCTTGGTCGCGTAGTACTTTGGCGAATCCCCCACCAACATACTTTTCAAACTGCACCTCGATAGCTGGAGTAATAGCGTGGCTACTAACCTGTCCATCTGATTGAGTTATTTTGAGTTTCATTTTTCCCCTTCGGTAGTGCTATTAAGAAATGGTTTTGACTATTGCGCCGTTCACTGGCCAAGTCACTGAAACTGTTGCCAATTCGCCAACATTGAAAACCTGTGGCCATTGAGTGACAAGGCAAGTTGCAGTGTATTTTGGATTATCTGCGCTTGCTGCTGCGTTGAAAGGTTGGATGACTACCTGTGTGGTTGCTCCTACCAAGCCATTAGTAGCGCCAGAACCATTGATAGTTTGGTTCACCTTGCTGGTTGCAAAATCTGCATTGAAATCAATGCTGATGGATGAGTTTTCCAAACCAGCAATATATGTGTGGCCTGAATTACCCATTGCGGTGACTTCAAGTTGATCGAATTCTTGATTGATTGTGACGCTTGAAACGTAGGCGCTGAGATCTACCGAGTTTACGGTTACTTTCGCACCATTACCTAGAAATACTCCTGATGCCATTATTCTTTGTCCTTTGCTTTCTTAGTTGCTGGTTCGATATGTCCGTTTTCTACAAGGTATTCCACATTGGACCCTTGTAGTTCATCGGTTGTGACAATCTCGCCCTTGCCATGTCCAGCGATGAGCGAATCGCCAATAACTTTATATTCCATTTTAACTCCAACTGGTCATGGTTTGGATTGTTACATCAGCGCTCATCAAATCACCTGATGGCAGTGTGAAAAGTTGAGGTGCCGAAACTGTTCTAATTGTATCGGTAGGCCGATTAGTTTTAAGTCTAGTGATTGCGCTTTGAATAATGTTTTCTAAGGCCTGAAGTCCGGCCTGGTTATCCATTGCCGGAACTGTAAAAGTCAAACGTAAATTAGCGCGTGGACTTAGCGCGGTTTGGTTGTTAGTGATTTCAACGGCGGGATCATCCCAACCCACAATGCAGGAATTCGCTATTGGTGCGTTTGGCGGGAAGCTGTATGTTTGATACAGGCTTGTATTGGCAACTGCTGTTGCTACTGCCTGACGTAAGGTTACCCAACTCATCCAACAAGCCCCCCAGTGGCGATGTACGGGCTAAGGAGGCCCTTTACACGGCTGAGGAGGCTGACACCCATTTTATATGGGCTCGGCTGAAAATCAATGGCTGTTGCGCCACCTGACGGCGCTGTTTTGGCTTGGAAAATATCTACGGCAATCATAAGAGCTGCCATACACACTGCGTCATAATCTTCCCAGGTCGAATTCTCTGGGCCAGTTACTTTTCCATAAGGGACAACAGTTCGCTTTGTTTCAGTCGTTAATTGTGCATCCACAAAGCTAATGGAATAAGTGGTAACGGCGGTAATCGTTGATGATCCATTGTAATGAGCGCCAACTCCTTCAACATTGATTGTTTCTCCTACAACCAAATGGTGAGGGTCTAAAGTGTAAATAGTGCCAGTGGTTCCTGTTGCTTCTTTAGCAATTACCAATTGACTATTGTGCGGTAGAAAAGATAAAACAATGGCATCGGCGCTGTCGCAAATATTTTGCAAATCAGCATCGGGGTATAGGCTACCCAAGCCCATGGTGGCTTTAAGTTGTGCCACTGTGACTAATGCCATTGTCTCTCCCGTCAGGTGAGAGAGGCTAGGAAGGGGCTAACCTCTCTCGGTTTATAGATTATTCTCAGGTGAGGTTGTAACGGCGAACGCCAGCGCCAACCTTGTTTGCAATTGCGTAGTAACCATATACAGCAACCTGTACCTGGCCGTTCGCAAGTGCTTGAACCTGAACAGTTTTGCGAGCGCTCTCATAGAATGTTTGCGCTTCTGGAACGATGATAAATGCAGAATCATCAATCTTGGTGGTAATGCTCATGTGTGGATCAACATAAAGATTGAGTCCCATGATTGTTCCGGTGAGGGATGTTGGGGATGCAGCTCCTGGGCTGTTTTGTGGCTGTGCTGCAATAAAGAGAGGACGATTTGTGGTGTCCTCAGCTCCAATGATGGTTTCCCACCAAGAAGTATTAACAACGAGGTTACGAGCAAAACGACCTGCTGCGGAATACGCTGCTGGCACGGATGCTGCAATGTAAGCCTTTAGACCAGCAATGGTTGCAGCCTGTGTTCCAGCCTGTGTTCCATTTGCAATTAATGCGCTAACAACTGCTTGATCTGTTGCCTTAGCGTAAGCAAAATTGAGCTCATTGAGGAGTTCTGTATAAAAGCTGGGGCTGCTGCGGTCAAGCAATTCCCAGGAAATTGTTTGCATTCCAGCCGCTTTCTTGACATCAACAGTGACATAACTTGATGCCATTTCAGTTCCGCCAAGAGCTTCACCCTCAGTTGAAGTTCCATCAATGGTTGGAGCGGTGGTGAGTTTAGGAATGGTGAAAGACATTCCATTATCAATAAGTGGAGCAGTGCTGATTGCATCAACAGTTGGTCGGCCATCAATTGAAGTAGTGATGAACTCTTGCATATGTTGTGGCAAAGTTAAGCCGGTGTTTGTTGATGTGTCATCTGCAGCTGCAACCCAAAGTGCTGAGTCGTGGTTGCCAGTGGCAGCCTTGATCTTGTGCTCTAAATAAGATGCTGCTGTGGTGATACCCGAGCGTGGTTTGGTGTAGGCAAGCGCAACTGTTGGCTTCGCTGCCTCAACCTCTGGAGCAGCAGCTTCAGCGACTGGAGCCGCCTCTACTACTTCTTCCTTAATTGGTTCAGACATAGGGGTTTCCTTTTCTTGTTCTTCTGGTGTAGCGCTCGCCGCTACTTCCAAAACCCGCGCCTCTGCAAATGCAGGTTCAGTGACGAGGGAAACTTCTTTGAGTGATGCAGCAGTGACAATCATTTGTCCTTGCTTGTTTGTTTCGTAATCGGTAATGCGCGCACCAACTGACAAGCCGTTTTTCAATCCTTCGCTTGCTTCAATTAAACTGTCTGTAGCGCGTGTGCTAGAACCAAGTTTGAATGTTGCGTAAATTCCTTCTGGTCGTGATTCAGCGCTCACCATTTTGCCAATCGGCTTAGAAATTTCATGATCGCTGAGAAGTTTTACTGCGCTGGCTTGAATATCGCCAAATGCGCCTTCCTTGAAAATAACTTCACCGGCGCTGGTATAACCTACTGCATCATAAGGTGCAATAAGGCCAGTGATTGTGCGCTTGGCAACGTTTGCTTCCACTTCGCGTGGTAATGAGAAATTAATTTCCATTTGTGCTCCTTGGTGCTGGGGACAAATCTTCCATTGCTCTAGCTTCATCTACTGTAAGAATTCCAAGTGGTACTACATCGCGGTAGAACGCTGCGCGCTCGGTTGGATTACCGCGCAAGAAATCATCAAGGTCAAATCGCACGTGTTGACCCATTATCGTAATATCGTCCATGCTAAGACGATTTTCCAAAACAGTAATAATGTTACGCAAGGAGAAATCAACTAAATAACGCTTCTGGCCTTCCGCGTTGTTATACGTCAAAGAACCGCCAGTTTCGGCATCAAGTAAATATGCTGGAACGTTCATCATTTGAGCAATCATTGTTTGCATTGCTTTTCTGGATTCAACGAGTTGCAATTGCGTATTGTCAAATTGCATCGGTTGGTATTCGAGATTGCTTGTCATGTAAGCAGTTGCGCGGGTATTTCGAGCTGCCTTAAATCGTGCCAATAGATTCATTACCTGATCTTCGGGCAGATCCATTCCGGTATTTTTTAATACACCATTTGGAACAGGTTCCTCAGCTGAACGTTTAGCCGCTTGTTCCAACGCAATTGCGGTTTTAATTGTTGAAGCTCCACGCTTTAAGACACCTTCATCAAGCGCCTGGAAAGTAACAAGGGAACCCAGTCCGCTGTTTGGAACTTTTGTTCCATCAACTAAATAACCATCAACCATTGTTGAGTTGTTATTGTATTGTGGCGTTACGCGAGTGAAATTAATATATCTAAATGCCGATGGTCTGCCATCTTCTTTGTACACTTCAATGATTTGCCAAAAAGCAGTGGCATTGAAAATTAAATCATCAATTGTCCAGGCCATCATGGTTCCATAAGCGGAATTAGGGTCGGGCTGCTTCATCCATCGCGGTTTTGGCAATTCTTCATCGCGACTGTTATATAACTCCAGTGGCAAACTGGCGAGAGTGCCCGCGACAATATTTCTGGCGCGAGCAACGGCCGGTACCGTCATGGCCTCATCGCGTGTAATCCATGTGAAAGGAACATTGAGGCTTGCAACGCCATAAGTTGATCCATAGACGTTTGGCTCTAATTGAGCATAGACATCCTGATAGGATGGAAGAAGTTCAGCGTTTTTAACTAAACGCAAAGCATCGCGAATACCCATAGGTGTCTATAATAGACTATTTTTTATAGATTTGCTTATCACACTGCAAAGATTCCTGCAACCTGTGAAGGTCGTGCCGCAAAATGCACAACCATTGCTAATGCAACGGCAGCGGTGACGTAGCCACTCGAATCTTTCCGCACAATGCGCCAACCACCATCCGCGCCTGATTTTCTCGCGCAAGCGTAAATATGAGCTGTTAAAACCTCTTGACCAGTGTGTTTGAGCCTTCCACTGCTCATGGCGCTAAGTAATTCATCGCACGCTTGATAGAAAGTTGAGCCGGATAAATCCTGCGTTGGAATACCGGCTGCCGATAAACGGGCTGCTATTCCGGAAGCTGTGTACCTATCAAATCCCACGCATTGAGAATTAAATTTACGCGCCCAGTTAGAAACTGCGCTGGCAATCTTTAAATCATCCACGCTGCTATCAGATTCCCACGTTTGAATAAGTCCCACAATGATTTCATCTCCCACGCGGGTCGCTCCCACCAATGCAGCGTGCCTTCTATCCGGTGAAACGTCTATGGCCAAGTATTGAGCGCGGCCATCGGGCAAAGTGATGTCTTTATCCAGGCAATTAGCCCAAGCGCCCTCTGGAAATGGGTTTTGTAGCGTTTCAACCCACTGGCAAAGAACTTCTGTCCGGAAAATAGATTCTGGGTCTTTTAACCTGGCTTTGATACCTTCCACGTCAATGGTATAACCCAAAGCTGGATTGGAATAGCGCCATGCATCACGATCATCAGTCTTTACGCCTTCAGGCGCGGAATACTCCCACCAACCAATAGTTTCATCCGAACCAGGCGCGCTTATTGCTTTGTAGGCCTGCTCTCTAGTGCGATTAAGTACGGTTGAGAATGCATCTCCAGCATTTGACGTAAGCCATATCTGGCTCTTGGGTCTTGCCATTGTTGTGTACACCAAAGCAGCATACGCATCGGTATTGACCATCTCGCGAGCTTCGTCAATAATAACCAAATCTGCAGACATTCCACGAGCGCCGCTATTTGGAGCCACGATTTTGTACCGATTTCCGCTCTTGGTTGTAATCTCCTCTTGACCATTGGCTTTGCGAATGAATTTGACTTGATCAGCAAGAAAGCCGTTGTCCTCGATGGTGTCTGCAACGAGTCGGAATGTTTCCAGCGCAATATCTCTGTTCTGAGCCGTAGCAATGATGAGTTTCTCATCCCAGAGGAACAGTCCAGCAAGAATGCGCATTCTGAGTAGGTGCGTTTTACCATTTTGCCGTGCGACCAAGACTCCGTTGGTTTTGTGCGCCCATTTTCCATTTGGCCTCACTTTAGCTGCCTGAGTTATCACATGTTCTTGCCAGGGCAGCAAAGGTACCCCAATTTGCTTCGCTAAGTCAGCTACTTGATGCCCCCTAGATTCCAAGTCCAGTTCAGGCGTTTGTATTCGGGGGAGCAAAAAGCCTTTAAGGTCGTCATCAGTTATGGCCGGTTCTGGCCGGTTTGGTTCAGTATTCATCAGGTGCCATTAGGTGCCAAAAGGTGACTTATGGACATTGGAGAGAGTTTCTGG